TACATATGGTAACTAATAGGAGTATAATTCATACTAAGAGGGAGCAAAAGCGCGACCTTATAATTACGGAGAAAAAAAATGAATGAAATAATTTATTTTATAATGAAGAACCACACTTATAACGGCAGACATGTTTACTGTACTGCTTACGAATGCAGAGGTTTTGGAAATGGTTTAAATACCTTTGACTATTTGTTTCAACCCAAGACTGCCAGTTCTGATCTTGTAAGATCGGCTGAGATCGTTAGAGATTTGAATAAATATGTCGAAGATATATCTGCCCAGAGGTTATTTGAAATAATGACTTCAGCGAGAGATGCTAAATGGGGTGATGAAGAATTCAGATTTGCTGACTATCAAATAGCTGACGTTCTTTCTTACAACTACCCAGAGTGGGCAGATGAGTTTAAGAGACTCGCTGAAAAATCAGAGGTGGCGTAATGAAACATTTATTAATAGAAATTTTAAACTCAATTTTAAAAACTGACAAAAATCTTTATTATCAAATTACTTGCGATAGTGAAGACCTTGTTGATTTGACCAGAAATACTTCCCTTGCCTGTAATCAAAAAGAGGGTGACAAGTATGAGGGAATAAATGCTGTAGATGAGGGATTAATTTCAATCTTTAAAAAGTTTAAAGAATCCGATGAAGAAATAGGAGGCATTTACTGGACTAATTGGAATGATGGAGCGGAGAGAGTGGTTGACTATCATACTTGTCTTGACGATATGTATGGGATTAGTAAAACCATTGATAAATGGGAAAAGGATTACGAGCGTTTATAATCGAACTCCGTAAGGGTGGAAACCCTCGAGGAAACTCGGGGGTTTTTTTTGCCTGTAATCTGGAGAGGGGGGGTAAAAATTACCGAGAGGGGGGGTAAATACGGAATAGGGGTACACATATATCGGGGTAGGGGGGGTGGTTAGATAAATACCCACACATATAGATAGAAATATACGGATAATTACAGAAATACAGGTGAATAGTCTAAGACTGCGTTAAATAGGCGTTTGTCGGGGCATATTTAGATAGAAATAAGCCTAAATACCTGTATAAATGCAGGTAAATGCAAATATAGACTGATAGAGATATCTCCAGACCTGTAGGATATGCTTTATATTGGGACTCTATTTAGGGGTAAAAAAGTCGGCGCTAACGCGCCGTAATAAGGAGCTACGCGCTTATAAGTTTAGGGGGGAAATAAGAAAGACCTTTAGACAGTAATACAGTTACTAAATCAAAGGTATCTCAACAAAGCATTTTTTACTTGTAAGGGAACCCCTATCAGCATATACTTTTTTTATATGTTGCAGATAGTTACATGCTTTGTTCAAACTTTCTCCAAAAAAGTTGAATCCCCCTGTCTGCAACCACACTTATTACCGAGGTAAATATGCTTAGTAAAATGTTCAAACGATTTAATCAATTACAAAATCCAAGAGTTGGTAACAACTACACGCCTGGTAAACCCAAGAGGCCACCTTTTAGGCTACCAAGTAATTTTGGTTTTGGTTCAGCAAGGGATGTTAGTTCTCTACCTGAAATGCCTCCAGAAGTATGGCTCCCTTCAGGACCTCGTCTTGGTACAGTAGTTCCTAGAGACCCCAATCAACCAGCACCTATAAACCAATTTGGGGGTACAGTAGTTCCTAGAGATTACGCAGGTCCAAGACCAATTGATTCTAGATTTAGACCAAGACCAAGACCAAGACCAGTTTTTGGAAATACTCCTATTTCTCCAGAAGAAATACAACAATTTACAAGGACTCCTATCGGTATGGCAGCAGGCGACGTAGTATCTTCAGGATTACGTTCTGGATCTACGGGTCCTAATGTGCAACGTAATATTCCTGGTCGAATGAAAAATGTTGGTCAAGGAGTTATGGGTAGAAATATTCCTGGTCGAACTCAAATTTTATCGAGAATGGGAGGATTAGGAAGAATGGGCGGTGCTGGATTAATAGCTGCAGGCGCTTATGGACTTTATGAATTAGGAAAACAAGTTGGATTTGAACCTGAAAATTTAGGTTCTGCTGCTGCTAGAGCAAATAAAGGACTTCAAGAAGTTATAGACGAAGCCGTTGAAGTAGCTACTACAATTAGCGCTCCTGTAACAGAATACGTTAATCGAATTATTAACGCCTATCAAACTGAGATGCAAATATCAACCGATTCATCCCAAAGTAAATATCCACCAATAATAGACGAAGAGTCAGGCATCACCTTATCAGACTTAGATGAGCAAAATTTAGATGCGATTGGATTAAACGTAGACGCGCGAGGCAGAACTTTATCAGACTTAGATAAGAGATTAGAATTTGCTGAAGGCGGAGAAGTTCCACGTGAAACAATTGAAATTGCAGCGCAAACTGGAGTACCTACGGATGAAGTACAACAGGCACTTTCTCAACTGGAAGCCGTTGAGCCAGAGATGAACCAATTAAATGAAATGGTTACAATGGTGATGCAAATGATTCAATCAGGTGCTAGTGAGGAAGAAGTAATAATGGCGCTTCAACAAATGGGATTAGACGAGGAAGACATTCAAGCCATATTTGAAATGATAATGGCGCAAGTGCAAAACCAAGAAATGCAAATCCAAGATCCTATACAAAATGAATTAGCGCAAATGGGTTAGAAAAAACCATTTAAAAATGGCAAAAAAAAATTTTCAAAATAAAAAAACCTTTTTTATAGAACGTTGGGGGGAAGAATAAATGGACGAAGAACTACCAGAGGTAACTCCAGTACAAAACGCTAACCAAGAAATAAAACCTTCTTTGTCACCATTTGCCCAATTTATAGCAAATTACCGACAACAGGGTTTACTTGAGACGGTTAATCCTGCTATTACGTACGATCCAGTCTATCAAAATTTAAAAACAGGAATAGGTTCTATTAAAGAGTTTGGAAAAGATATGATACCAGGCGTAGCTTTTAAAGAAGGCTTACAAGAAGGCGATCCAACCAAATTAACTCTAGGCGGTTTAGATCTAATTTTAGGAGCTAATCCTTACGTGGTTATGTTTAAACTTGGAACCAAACCAATTAAAGCGCTCGCTAAAAAAATAAAGAATATGTCTCCAAATGAAATTAAAGTTCTTAAACAAAAATTTGATGATTTTATATATTCAGAAAAAGGACAGTTAGAATATAAAAGAGATTATCGAAGTATAGAAGAAACCAATAAGTTACCAGGTACAAATAAAATTGACCAAGAAATAAACGCGTTAGAAGGAAACCGAGAAATACTTTTTAAAGATGCAGGCGTTGATTACAACCGCTTTGGTGTATCTAGCACCAACAAAATAATAGCTAGAGAAAATAGAGAAAGATTAAAAGATCATCCTGATTTTGAAGACAATCCAGAAGCTTTAGACGATTTTATAAAAGAATTTGAGGGTGAAAAGTTGTATGCCCATGAAGCAGGCCATGTAGGCCCCGAAAGAGCTTTTTCTGACATACCACTTTCCTACCAAAGCGAGTCTTTGACTAGAAAAATGTTTGACGATTTTGGTTTTGAAGATATTGACAATGTTATGAACGCTACTCCTCCAAAAAATAGTACCACCAATTTTTTTAAACAAATAGATGATAATAAATTTATTTTGTATGAGAGAAATGCTAGAGGAAAATACACACAAAAAACTTTGACCAACCCTACCCTTGATGATTTGAGAAGTTATTTTGGGATGGCAAAAGGCGGTCCCGTAGAAAAAAATATATATAATGACCAAAGACTTATCTGATGAACCTAGCCAGTTTGACGGAAACGGAGCTAAAAGAAGCTCTGATGTTGAAGGAAAAGTTAGACAACTACGCCATACAAGATAAGTGCCAAGCTAATTTTCTAGATTACGTTACTCATATTTGGCCCGAGTTTATTTGCGGGCGCCACCATAAAATATTCGCTAAAAAGTTACAAGACGTTGCCGAAGGCAAGTTAAAGCGCTTAATTGTGAATATGCCACCTCGACATACCAAGTCTGAATTTGCTTCGACCTTTTTTCCGTCTTATATGATGGGACTCAAGCCTAAGATGAAAATAATGCAGACCACGCATACGGGAGAACTCGCGGTACGATTTGGTCGTAAAGTGCGTAACTTGATGGATCAAGAAGACTATAAAAAAATATTTCCCCAAGTTAAATTGCAACCCGATAATAAATCGGCAGGACGTTGGGAAACCAACAAAGGCGGCGAGTATTTCGCGGCGGGTGTGGGTGGAGCGGTTACGGGACGTGGTGCGGATCTATTGATTATTGACGATCCTCATTCCGAGCAAGATGCTCTTAGTTCATCGGCGTTGGAATCGGCATACGAATGGTACACTTCAGGTCCTCGTCAACGTTTACAACCAAACGGTGCTATTGTTTTGGTAATGACGCGTTGGAGTGCGCTTGATTTAACCGCTAAGTTATTGGAATCGCAAAAAGAACCTCTTGCCGATCAATGGGAAATAATAGAATTTCCCGCTATTTTTCCTGAAACAGAAAAACCACTCTGGCCTGAGTTTTGGCCTCAAGATGAATTATTAAAAGTAAAGGCGTCGTTGCCTGGAATGAAATGGAACGCGCAGTGGATGCAAAATCCTACCGCCGAAGAGGGTTCTATTATTAAAAGAGAATATTGGCAACGTTGGGAAAGTGATTCTTTACCTAGCGTGGATTATATTATGCAATCGTACGATACTGCATTTTCTAAAAAAGAATCGGCGGATTTTTCAGCCATATCGACGTGGGGTATATTTCGACCCGATGACGATTCGCCCGATTGTATTATTCTTTTAGATTGTCAACGCGGACGTTGGGATTTTCCAGAACTTAAAGAGATTGCGATGCGTGAGTACAGTTATTGGGAAACCGATATGGTATTGATTGAAGCCAAAGCGTCTGGTACGCCGTTAACTCAAGAGCTTCGACGAATGGGTATTCCCGTTGTTAATTATTCGCCGAGTCGCGGTCACGATAAACATTCGCGGATGCACTCGGTAGCGCCTGTTTTTGAAGCGGGTATGGTGTACGCGCCTAAACGCATGTTTGCTGAAGATATGATTGAAGAGTGTGCTTCTTTTCCTTTTGGTAAAAACGATGACCTATGCGATACTATGACGCAAGCCGTCATGCGTTTTCGTGAAGGCGGTTTTTTAAGTCTGGATTCTGATTACGAAGATGAAGATAGGGGCGTACGACAAAGGATTTATTATTAGTAGGCAATAAATAATGGCAATAGAAAGAAAAACACCAGATCCTGTAGCGTCAGCTCCTGAAGAATTGGATATGACCACTACCCAAGATGCCGATAATCTCGATAGTGAAATTATTGAAGTGCTAGAAAAAATTCAAGAATCTGACGTAGAAATACAAGAGGACGGTTCTGCACTTTTAGGACCTGAACCAGAAATGCAAATGAGTTCTGAGTTTGATGAAAACTTAGCCGATATTATTTCTGACAGTGAGTTGGATCGTATTTATATAAGTTTAACCAGTTCAATTGATAACGACAGATCGTCCAGAGAAGATTGGGAAAAAACCTATACCGATGGCTTAAAATATTTAGGAATGAAGTTTGATGAAACGCGGTCTGAACCGTTTGAAGGAGCTAGTGGCGTGACGCATCCTTTATTGGGTGAAGCCGTTACTCAATTCCAAGCGCAAGCTTATAAAGAATTATTACCCGCAGGTGGTCCTGTTAAAACGCAAGTGGTAGGTGCTTACGATTCTGTTATGGAAGAACAAGCGCAACGCGTACGTGATTTTATGAATTATGAAATCATACACGTGATGGAAGAATACGATGAAGATTTAGACCAAATGCTTTTTTACTTGCCGTTGGCAGGATCTGCGTTTAAAAAAGTCTATTACGATGAAAACTTGCAACGACCTGTGTCTAAGTTTGTTGCTCCTGAAGATTTAATCGTACCTTATTACACTACCGATTTAGAATCTTGCCCACGTATTACGCATGTAATTAAAATGCCAGAAAACGACGTGCGTAAATTACAAGCAATTGGTTTTTATAAAAAGTTTGATATGCAACCAGGCGAAGAAATTAGTAATTATTCTTCGCTCGATACAGAAAAAGAAAAATTAGAGGGGATGGAACCCACTAGCGATAGTGATGAAGTGTGTGTGTTGTATGAAGTTCATTGTAATTTAGATTTAGAAGGATTTGAAGACGTAGGAGAAGACGGTGAAGAAACGGGGGTTAAGTTACCTTATATAGTAACAATAGATTCCAATACAGAAAACGTGCTTTCTATTAGAAGAAATTTTGAAGCTGAAGATCCAATGAGAAAGAAAATTGAATACTTTGTTCATTTTAAATTTTTACCAGGATTAGGATTTTATGGATTTGGATTAACGCACATGATTGGTGGGTTATCCAAAGCATCTACTTCTATATTAAGACAATTAATAGACGCTGGTACCCTTTCTAACTTGCCTGCTGGTTTTAAAACTCGAGGCATACGCATCAGAAATGAAGACGAACCTATCCAACCAGGGGAGTTTAGAGATGTGGATGCACCAGCGGGTTCGTTACGAGATGCCATACAACCATTACCGTTTAAAGAACCAAGCGGTACATTATTATCGTTGTTAGGCTTATTGGTTTCAGCAGGACAACGTTTTGCTTCTATTGCCGAAATTGCAGTAGGAGAAGGCAACACCCAAGCACCTGTAGGGACCACTTTGGCGTTAATGGAAAAATCGACCAAAGTATTGAGCGCTATTCACAAACGTCTCCATAACGCTCAGAAAAAAGAGTTTGGATTACTCGCAAATATCTTCATGCAAAGCTTGCCGCCTGTTTATCCCTATCAAGTCTCAGGCGGACAAAATGAGATCAAGCAAAGCGACTTCGACGGAAAGATAGATATTTTTCCTGTGAGTAATCCAGACATCTTTTCTACCAGTCAACGTATTGTAATGGCTCAAGAAATGATGCAACTGGTGCAATCCAATCCTCAGATTCACGGTCCAGGTGGAGTCCATGAAGCTTATAAAAGAATGTACGCATCGTTAGGTGTGGATAATATTGATTCGTTATTATTACCTCCTCCACCAAACGAACCATCTCCGATAGAGGCAGGTATGGAAAACAGCTCTTTATTAATAGGTCAACCCGCGCAAGCATTTTTGCAACAAAATCACGATGCACATATTGCAGCTCACGTAACCTTGTTAAATTTGCAACCCGTTCAAACCAACGCGCAAGTACAAGCTACTATTATTTCTCACATTATGCAGCATTTACAAATGAAAGCCGATACGATTGCACAACAGCAAATGCCTCCTGAAGCGTTACAACAATATCAACAGTTGCAACAACAAGCACAACAAATGTCACCTGTAGAAGCGCAACAATTAAATACGCAAGCCAATGACATTTTAGCTCAATTTAGTGCGCCGATTATGTCTGATTTAATGGTTCAGTTCTCGCAACAAATAGGAACGCCTCCAGAAGAAGATCCTTTAGTAACTATCAGAAAACAAGAATTGGCACTAAAAGGCCAACAGTTAAATCAAGAACAACAACAATTTACGGTGCGTGAAGAACAACGTCAATCAGACCAATCTAAACAAGATCAGATTGATCGAGAGCGAATTGATGCACAACGCGATATTGCTATTATGAAAGATGAAACGACAAAGGATAGACTCGATCAACAAAAAGAACTAAAATTAATTGATATTGGATTAAAACAATTATAATTATGATTAAAAGAATAAAAGTAAGTAACCAGAAAACACCTAAAACTTTAAACGGTAAGCAATCGTATTCTAATAAAGGAAACGTTGCGACTCGTAAAAGTAAGTCTTTTGCAGTTAGTACCAAAGCCACTCCAGGAATGGGTAAAGGCAAAGCAAGAGGTCTAGGTGCTGCTGAATTTGGCGGTAAGTTTTCTGGAGTTTATTAATGGATCCGATTTGGTTTGTTGAAACTTTACAAAAATTAATCAACGAAAAAAAATCAGACATAGAAAGTTTGATTATGAACGGTGCCAAAACGTTTGAAGAATACAGTTATCTACGTGGTCGTTACAATGCCCTCGAGGACGTAGAATCAGAAATTAGGGAATTGCTAAAAAGAACAGGTGAAAATAATGAGCAAGGTATTAGTTCCTGAACACATCGCAGAAAAAGTTGAAGAGAACCAAAAAAAATTAGAGCCAACTAATCCAGAAATAGAAGAAGCGTACGTCAATACAGACGAGCGTGTTTTAGATCCAACACTTTTAGATAAATCATTTGTAGAACGTATGCCTCAACCGTCAGGTTGGAGAATGTTAATTCTTCCCTATAAAGGTAAAGGAGTTACTAAAGGTGGAATTCATTTAGCAAAAGAAACTTTAGACCGAGAATCATTAGCAACCGTTGTTGCTTACGTGGTTAAGATGGGACCTTTATGTTTCTCAGACCAGAACAAATTTGGCGATACCCCGTGGTGCCAAGAAAAACAATGGGTATTAATTGGCAGATATGCAGGAGCCAGGTTTAAACTTGGTGATAATGCAGAGTGCCGTATTATTAACGATGACGAAGTCATCGCAACCATAGACGATCCTGACGATATAGTTAGCGTCTAAACATGAGGAAATATCATGCCAAAAACTGAAAAAGTCGAAGAAATAGCAGAAGAGGTTGCAGAACCTACTGAAGTTGTTGAATTAGACGAAGAAAAAAAAGAAGACTCTGAAATAGAGTCTGCTCTTATAGAAGATGTCTCGGATGAAGCTGAAACGGAATCTAAAGAGCAAGATGAATTAGAAGATTATTCAAAGGGAGTACAAAAACGTATTTCTACGTTGACTCGAAAAATGCGCGAACAAGAACGCGCTGCAGAGTCTGCTTATGAATACGCTAGAAATTTACAAACTGAAAATGTAAATCTTAAACAAAATTCTAATCAAGTAAATCAAAATTATCAATCTGAAGCTGAAAACCGATTAAAAGCACAAAGATCGCAAGCTAATAATGTTTTAAAATTAGCTTACCAAGATCAAGATTGGGACAAGGTTACTAAAGCTCAAGATATTTTGAATAAAATTACAGTTGAAGAAAGTAAACTGGCAAATACCAGAATGAATATTCAACCTCAACAAGAGTATCAAACATATCAACAACCAGTCCTTCAAATGCCACCCCAACAACCGCAAGAACCTGATATTGCCGCAGAGAAATGGGCAGGTAGAAATGAATGGTTTGGTAATGATGAAGCAATGACTTTGGTTGCTTTTAATATACATAAAAATTTAGTAGAAGAAGAAGGATTTGATGTTCACGATTCTTCGTACTATACTGAAATAGATAAACGTATAAGAGTTGAGTTTCCACATAAGTTTAATAAAGGGAAAATGCAACAAACTGTTGCCCCCGCAGGAAGAAGCGAAAACTCTGGACGCAAACGACAAGTAAAACTTACTAAAAGTGAAGTCGAAATGGCACGTCGTTTGAATGTACCGTTAAAAGAATATGCTAAACATATAAAAAGGTAAGCAAATGACAGATAAAAAAGAATTAAATGAATCAATAGATGCACAAGCATCAACTGACAACAGAACATCACGTTCTGCCGAAACTCGAGCTAAAGATACTGCTCGCAAACCTTGGCGTCCCCCATCTATGTTGGAGACACCACCTGCACCTGAAGGATATACCTACAGGTGGATTAGAGCTGAAATCGTTGGACAGGAAGATAGAAAAAATGTAACTTCTAGGCTAAGAGAAGGTTTCGACCTTGTTAAAGCTGAAGAGTTAGATGGATTTGAACTTCCCACGCTTGACGATGGAAGGCACGCAGGGGTGGTATCCGTGGGTGGTTTGCTATTGGCTAAGATTCCAAATGAAACGCGCAAAGAAAGGAACGCCTACTTTCAAGCACGCTCGCAAACGCAACAAGATGCGGTTGACAATGATTTAATGAAGGAATCTGATCCAGCCTCTCCGATCTTACGACCAGAGAGAAAAACAAGCGTAACTTTTGGAGGTGGTAATCGTGAATAATGATTACTGCTTAATTTTAACTGACTGAATAAAGGATACTTATTATGGCAAATAAAGATGCACCTTTCGGGTTTCGATCAGTAGGCAAACTTGGTAGCGGCGTCGCAAATGGCGGCACTACCGAATATAGTATTGCAACTGGCGCAACTGGAGATATCTTTTCGGGCGACCCAGTCAAAATGTTGAGCGCAGGCACTATTTTAGTAGCTGCTGCTGCCAACACTTTATTGGGAATATTCAGAGGATGTAAATATACGAATAGTGATGGAGAAGTAGTTTTTTCATCTTACTTTCCTACATTAACATCATCTTCTGATATTGTTGCTTTTGTTGAAGATGATCCCAAAAATCTGTTTGAAGTACAATGTACTGGTTCTTTAGCGCAAACTGCTGTAGGTAACAACGTAGAGTTGGCCTATACTGCGGGTTCCACTAAAACTGGTATGTCTGCGGCTGAGATTTCCTCAACCACAGCAGCTACTACTGCTCAGTTTAGAATCGTAGGATTCTCTACTGATCCAGCAAACAGCACAACGGGTTCAGCTAATATAAATGCAATCGTGTATATTAATGAGCATTTCTACACCACAGTAACGGGAGTATAATAATGGCAATTAATAGATCGCAATTAGCGAAGGAACTAGAGCCTGGATTAAACGCCCTCTTTGGGATGGAATACTCTAGGTATGAAGCGGAACACGCTGAAATTTTTGATACTGAATCTTCTGACAGAGCGTTTGAAGAAGAAGTATTAATTTCAGGTTTCGGTAATGCTGAAGTAAAAGCTGAAGGAAGCGGCGTCAGATTTGACAATGCTAACGAAGGTTATACTTCTCGTTACACACACGAAACTGTGGCGTTAGCTTTTGCTCTAACTGAAGAAGCTGTTGAAGATAACTTGTATGATCGACTTGGTGCTAGATACACCAAAGCGTTAGCAAGATCTATGGCAAATACTAAACAAATCAAAGCTGCTGCTGTATTGAACAATGCGTTCGATACAACTGGTGGTGACGGTAAAGTGCTTATAGCAACTGACCACCCTCTAGGGGGCGGTGGTGAATTAGCAAACCGTGCATCTACTATGGCAGATTTGAATGAAACTTCATTAGAAGATGCGTTGATTAATATATCAACGTTCACTGATGATAGAGGTTTAGCAATTGCTTTGAGAGGAATGAAACTTGTTGTTCCACCTCAACTTCAATTTATCGCTGACAGACTACTACAAACTCCAGGGCGAGTAGGAACGGCTGACAATGATATTAACGCTGTCAAAAGCATGGGAATGTTACCTGACGGTTATGTAGTAAATCATTACTTAACTGACACCGACGCTTTTTTCATCAAGACAGATTGTCCTGATGGATTTAAGCATTTTGAAAGATCACCAATGTCTACGGCATTAGAGGGAGATTTTGATACTGGTAACATGAGATACAAAGCTAGAGAAAGATATTCATTTGGATATTCTAACTTTAGAGCTGTATACGGTTCTCAAGGAGCTTAATTTGAACGAGTGGTAGTAGCGTTTATTACTCAACTATTACCAAAGGGCAGTTTCGACTGCCCTTTTTTTTGTTTGTTTTTATTAATATCTGGTATACAATAAATTGAACTAGGATAATTATAATTGTTTTATCGACTGACCTAGCAGACAAGCCAAGATGATAAAACTTATTTCCGAAGGAGGAAATTATGGCAAAAACTTCATTTAGCGGGATCGTCCGCTCACAAAACGGATACAATACTTACAGGATTGCAACATCTACAGGAGTAGAAACTACTTACGGAACTAGAGAAGGTGGTATGTACGCTTTAGGCGGTACAACTGGTTCTAGCTCAGTATTAGGTTTTGCTCCAACGGATGTTCTTTTCGGTAAAGGCTCTAACCCAGATCATATTATTAACCCGTATACAAGTGGTACTACTTCTATAACAGACCCTTTAGGAAATGACATTCCTTTAGGTTCAGTTTTATATTACGGTGATAGAGTATTTAGATATGGTAGAGCAGGTGGTGTTGCATTAACAGCAGGTAAACTTGTTCAAACTTATGTTGCAACAAAAGCCGATCACCAAGATTTAGCACCCACAGCAGGTGTTGCGATTGGTGAATATGCTATTTCTGTTGAAACAGCAGGAAGTGATCTTACTTTAAACGAGTATGCAGGTGGTTATCTTTATGTTAATGATGTAACAGGCGAAGGGCAAATTTTAAAAATTGCTTCTAACCCAGTACACGATCATTCAGATGATCCTTCAGTTATAATAACGTGTCACGATGCGTTAGCTACAGCAATAACAACTTCATCTAAAGTTTCTTTAATTAAAGATGTATGGGATGGACTTTTAGTTGCACCAGCAGCAGAAACAGGTGCAGCACTGGGTGTCCCAGTTGTAGATATGGCATTAAGTGCTTACGGTTGGTTCCAAACTTATGGACCAGCAGCAGTATTAACTGTAGGAACATTAGTTCTTGGGCATAACGCAGTTAGATCAGCAACC